GGTTCAACCGTAGTACTCATTTTATTCCTCCAGTGTCAAGTCGTTGTTTAATAAAATCGATCTGTTCTTTAGTCAGGATTTTTAAAGCTTGAGATGCCTTTTCATTACTGTATCCATAATACTTTTTGATACATTCTAGGTCCGTGACTTTATCCTTACGGAGCCAGGGAGAGAATCTCTTTCTTTTCCTCAAAGTATTTAGATAAAAAGAATATTGCATATCTTTATCTAAAAAGTTATACATATTCATCTCATTAGCAAACATGACACAATCAAGGTGCCCAGACAAACAACGATTAACGATATATGGAGGGTAAGAGCTAATGTCCTCACTTAGATCTTCCTTATTAAAGTTAATAGAATTTAACCAATCTTTTAGTTCAACCATCAATCAGTCCTTCTTTCTTTAATTTTTGAAAGTTATAGCATCCTTCAAATGCAATCTTGATTTTTGGACCCACTTGATAATTAAAGAGTAATAGTTCCTTTCTTTCTTTTTGTTCGCGCATGTAGTCTCCCACAGATCTCATAGTGTAAGTCAAGTCAAACTCACCCACTTCCCATCCTTCAAATCTTTCGCGAACTAAATTGGAAGAATTGTATGATATTAGTTGGTGGCTAATATGCCTATCACAATCGAGAGCAAAATCATCATGATTAAATCCATTATGCATACTCCCTTTCTTACCATAAAGATTGTCTTTAATATCATATGGAGGATCTAGATATGAGAAGACATCCTTTCTATCTGTAAGCAGTCCTTCATATGACCAATTAGTAATCTTCCAGTTTTTGATTATCTCAGAGTATCCTGGAAGTTTTTCGATTCCACGCATTGAGAAGTTGGAGACACTTGCTTGTTTGCTGAAGGACGAGGATTCAGTGAGACCACTAAAACTGCACTTGTTAATAATATAAAAAGCAGTTGCACGAGATAAATCCGATTCAGTATAGTCATTAACAACTTCCTTTGATTTTACAAATAAACTCCTTGCCGAGTCCTCATCTGAGTGGCGAGATTTTAGATCTAAAAGATTATTATAAAGAGGAAATCCTGCTTCAAGATCATCCTGCAATACACGCCAAAAATTATAAAGGGGTCTATAAAAATCATTGACCCAGATATCCAAGTGAGGATACTTCTTAGTAATATGTATCGCTACGCTCCCACCACCCAGAAACGGTTCACGATACTCTTTATAATTACGAAGATCAGGAAAATAAGGATCCATCTTAGTGCAAGCACGGGACTTACCACCAGGATAGCGAAGAGGTGTTTTATACGATTTCATCACATAATCAGTTTCTTGGAGGACGGAGTAACTATTTTACTCCCAAACATTTCATTATACTTCTTACTAACATCTTCCTGAACATCAACAACATAAACAATATGTTCTTGCTTCATGGTGACTTCAGGGTTGTCTGGATCAATCACGGTCGCCCATTGTGCAAAACCAACACCACTAGCATTAGGAAGAACTACAAGACCGTTCTTCACGGTAATAGTATCGTCATCTTGAGAGACAAGTTCAGCGATGATTTCTTCGCCAGTGACAATACGAATCAGTTTAACATCAAGCATGATCAATAAAAGTTAGGAACATCAGATTTATGGAGAAGAACCCCATCTACTTTATTGAGTAGATCTTGAATACCGCTATGCAGAACACGATATCCGGTGCCAACATAGAGTTGACCTAAAACAACTGCTACTGTAGCAGTTCCCCAGAAAACATAATAAAATCTGGACTTCACTTGTGCTTTAATTTTGGTTTTCATTTGTTTCATAATCTTTAATTAATCGATCAACTTGTTTTTTATTTGTACCACAAGGAGCATTCTTTAAGCATAAGAGAATACATTCTCTATCAGAAATCAATGGTTTTTGTGTCCATGTAATTTTGTCACCCATTTAGAATCCCCCACCTTTAGACTTTTTCTTTGATTTAGGTAAGATTTCCTTTAGTCTTTTCTCATCATAGAGAGCACAGAGTTGAAGCATACGATCTAGAGCATATTGAAACTGAGAACCCTTACTCATTTTACTGAGTAGATAATGTGCTACATCATACCTCAGTTCTTCAAGTTCTTTCTCATTCACTTAAACTCACACTCCACCATGATTTCAGTAAGACATGCTAGCATATTTATTTCCTGATCTGCCACAAATGCCATTTGATACTGATACTTAGCGAGAGTAAGCACAGCAGCAGGAATACTATTCGGAACCATGGAATCATAACAAGCATCGTAAATACGACGCAAAAGTAGATTAGTATCGTTGTCCAGGTTATTGACGACCCATTTACGTACTTCGGGAAAATCTTTCTCTTTAAGTTTCTTAACCAAGTCATTGACTTTTACATCACTAAAAGTTGCAAGAATACCAGAGTCAATCTGTCCGCTGACAGCATAGCGTTGACACTCATTCAAGACACGACGCCAATCTGGAAAGTGTTTATTAATCAGTTCTACCAGGACCTTGTTATCATATTTAACACCTTCTGCAGCCAAGATTTCTTGGATTCTTTGGAAGAATTTTGCTGCGAGTTGAGGTTTGTCTTTTGAGTTCGTGGCAAATTCAATACACGCGCACCTGGAGTGGAGTGGCTCAAGGATTTTGTTTTTGAAATTACAGGTAAAGATGAATCTGCAGTTGCCACTAAACTCCTCAATAAACGCCCGTAGGAGGAGTTGTACGTCGTTCGTTGTGTTATCTGCTTCATCAATGATGATGACTTTGTGTTTCGCAGTTGAAGAAAGTGAGACGGTCGAAGCGAAATTCTTCGCAGTATTTCTGACGGTATCAAGGAATCGTCCCTCATCGGATCCGTTGATGACATAATAGTCTACTCCGAGTTCGTTACAAAGTGCTTTAGCCACAGTGGTTTTACCACATCCAGCGGGACCGGCAAGCAACAAGTTAGGCACTTCACCTCTATCTAGGAAGTCAGTAAAGGTCTTCTTAATACTTGTTGGTAAAATACACTCATCAATAGTTTTGGGTCTGTATTTTTCAACCCAAAGAAATTCATCACGCATGTTCTTTTTTCACCAAAGTAAACGAACCATCATCATTAGGAATCCATTCTAGCACATCCCCATCCTTCCAACCAATTTCTTCCATAAGTTTATCGGGAAATGTTAGAATCCCATTCTCATCAACTGTTAAAGTAGTTTTCATTCTAAAGGTCGAACAAATTCATTTGACACAATATCAGTTGCCTTCAATTGTTCTCTCATATATTCTACACCATTTTCAGGTATAGCGGTGTCACCACAAGTAAAAACATCGCAAACTGCCATGTTTTTCTCTGGCCATGTATGAATGGATATATGACTCTCTGCTAACATGGCAATGCCAGTAACTCCTTGCGGATCAAACTTATGCACTGCAAGATTAAGAAGAGTAGATTTACATTCTTTTGTTGCTCTAAACAAAAGCATCCGAATAAACTCCTCATCATTAAGAAGTTCATACGGACAACCCTTAAGGGTAAAAAGGATGTGCTTCATTCTTTTTGCTCTTTCAACCATTCACGAAATTTTCTTTTCCCCGCTTCAACTTTCCACCACGGGGCATAAAGGGGACCTTGATAATCCTTCTTACCCGAAGGTGGAGTCGGGTTCGAGTGCGATGTAGTAAGTGAGGTCATGGTTCTTAGAAGTGAAACGAGAAAGAAGTTTCTGAGATACCACCACCTCATAAGTTCCTGGAAGAACTTTGATATTTTCTACCTTAAAGTTAAAAGAAAACTCTTTGTCAGTCTCCCCAACAACAACAGCATAGTCATTAGAAGTATCGTTCTTCTTATCACGAACGACCAACTTAACTACACCTGCTTCACCAATAGCAGAGAGATCAGGAAGTTGATAAACTGCAGATGCTTTCAGTAGTTTATCAAGTTGATCCGTGCTCAGTTCAAAGCGAACATCTTCACTAGGAAGTTGAATTGCTTTTTCTGGGGGTGTCACAATCACATTAGGGTCTGCAAAGAAATACTTTGAGCGAGACCTGCCCTCACGAATAACAACATACCCATCATTAGCAAAATCTAGTTCAGGACTTTGATGCAGACTCAGACCATTAAGAAATTGATTGAGATCATAGATTCCAAAGTCTTTCATGAACTCTTCATTGACAGTTGCTTCTGCCAAAATATTTTTCATCACACTAATGGTGCGAAGTTTGCTACCCTCTTTGAACAGGATGGACTGATTAATAGAAGAAAAATTCTTCAGTACAGAAATAGTTTTATCAGAAAGTTTCATAGGGTTGTGAGTTTTCATTACAGAGGCCAGCGAAGTGGTAGAGAAGAATACAATAATGGATTGCCTTCAGGATGTCCTGCTTAGACTTACCATCCTTCTTACCAAAACGAGAGAGGTATTTAAGGGCATTGGATCTGCAGAAAGGTTCTGCATCGCCAACCGACTCAATCAGATCAAGTGTTTGAGTCTTTGATTCAGGAGAAGCGTAGTGAGACCTGTAGGTTCCACCAAGATACTCCTTAATTTCTTTAAGGATTACATCCTCATTATACTTCCAACGACCATTA